GCCACGGCTGAGAATGCCGCCAACCATGGAATCGCTATCGTGGCGGTAGTGCCCTACGATCATCACTTTTGCGCTCTGATAGGACGATTCAGACCCTCCGTGATTGGAGGGTCATTTTATTTCCCCCGCAGCATGATATAATTTTGATGGAAACATTACCAACAGATAGGAGTTTGCATGGCGGACCCAAACAATGAGAGCGACGAAAACACCACCCCGCCGCCAACCGAAGAAGAGAGGCAGACTGAAACCGTCGATGATGAAATCAAGCCGAAAGAGCCTGAGCAGGAACCGGAACCGTCCGAACCGGACGTGAGCGCGCGACTTGACGCGATCGAAAAGGAATTGGCCGCGCTCAAGGCCCTGATGGACACGCTCGGCTACACCGACCCTACCCCGTCCGACAATGACGGTGACGGCGACGGCGATAGCGAGTCCATCGAAGATTTGTTCGACTAAAAGAAAGGAATAGTAATGTCTAATATTCGACCATTGGCGGGCAAGGGTGACGTTGAGATTTTCAATGCCGTCCGAAACGCCACTTCCCCCCAGTTTCAGGTGCGCATTCCAAGCGCCACGCAAGGCAATATCCGCAATGCCGTGGACACCATGCGCAACTTCCCCTATCTGCGCGACGAATTTACGGGGGTATTGATTCAGCGTTTGATCGGCCTATATATCCAGCACGCCGATTGGGATGATCCACTCAAGCTGATCGGCTCCCCACGCACGTTGAAGCGTTACGGCAGCACGTACGAACAGGCCGCGGTTGGCCTAGTCAAGGCACGCACCCGTAATTTTAACAAGGAGTATCTCGGGGACGATGTGTATGGCCGTTATTCGCTGCCTACCGCTTCCGTATTCCACCCCCTAACGTTCGACCACTACTATCCGGTCACCATTCCGGAAGACGCGCTGTTGACCGCTTTTGACGGTGAGTCGGGCATGGCAGATTATATCGCGGAAATTATGAACGCGCCGATCTTGTCCGACCGTAATGATATGTACCTGATGAAGACACAGTGCTTCGCCGAGTACGCGCGCAAGGGCGGTTTCTATCGAGTCCACACCAAGGACGTTGGCGCGGCTGACTCCACTGAAGCGGACGCCAAGAATCTTCTGCGTCTTATCCAGCAGACCGCAAACGAGCTTAAGGCTAGCCCAATGTCGGCCATGCCGCGATATAATGCCATGTCGTGGGTTACCCCATGGCGCGATTCGGAAGCAATCCTGTTCGCAACCCCTCAAGTCATTGCCGCACTCAACGTCGAAGCATTGGCTGCAGCATTTAATATCGATAAGGTCAATGTGCCGTATCGTATCATTCCGATTCCGGAGGATATGTTCGGTATCGGCGGTGCCGGTGGCAAGGTGCAGGCCGTGCTGACCACCGAAGATTTCTTCTTTTGCTGGGATGAAATGCTCGAAACGACGAACTCCCCCGTCAATCCGATTGACGGCACGAGGAACATTTTCTATAAGCACCGCGGCTCCATCACCCCTAACCCGTTTGCAAATGCCGTGCTGTTTTGGACGGGCGAAGGCTCCTCTGAGTCCGTGACGTTGCCGGACGCGCTCACCACCTCCACGCCAGAGTTTACGCTTCGTGTCATGAAATACGGTCAGCCATCGGTTACCCCAGGAAACGTGTCTCGCGGTAACTTGGTACAGGTCGAGTCTGAGATCACAAGCGCCAACAAGGACACGGCAAGCTTCCAGCCGGTCGGCATCGAATATAAGGTTGAGGGCGCGACCTCCCAGTTCACCTCGATCGACAACGGGGGTATTCTGCGCTGCGGTCTCGACGAAACCGCCGAAATCCTCAAGGTCACGGCTCAGGCAACCTACATCGACCCCGCCCATCCTGAGATCGACCAGACGGTTTCCGCAGTATTGTCCGTGCCGGTTGTCGGCGCTTGGCTCGGCGGCTGGAAGACGGGAGCCATCGAATCACTTGAAATCCAAGGCGAAAAAACAGTGAAGAACGGCGAGCATATCGCGCTCAAGGCGATTGCCACCAAGACGGACGGCAATACGGCGGACGTGACCAATCTCGCCATATGGACGGTAGATCAACACGCGACCATCACCCCTAACGGCGTATTGACCGGAACCGCTGCCGGTACCGCCGACGTCACCGCGAAATTCGCGGGAGCGACGGGGACGGCGCAGATCACCGTCACCGCCTGACATTAGGCGATAATAGGTAAAATAGGTGTGGATAGACTTTTATCCACACCTATTATTTTTAGGAGGATGTTATGAGCGCAAACGACTTGCCCATCAATTTCAGCTATGCGAAATGGACACCAAACACGCGATTCAAGTTGTGCAATGTCCCGTGGGATATGGGGTATAGGGATATTGTCAAATGGGATAGACAGTCTCAAAAAGAGTATTTCGACCGTTTGAATGGCATCGAATTTACCGACTGCACCATGGCCAAATACGGGTTGCCGGTACGATTGCCGGTACCTTTCGCCCAAGCGTCGCAATATAATTATCTGATCGCCACAAACGACTACGATTTCGATACCCCCCGCAGTTGGTATTATTTCGTCCAGACATGCGACTATATCAACGCCAACACGACACAGCTCAACATCCAATTGGACGTGTGGCAGAGCTTCCAGCATGATATCCAGTTGGGTAACGCCTATGTCGAAAGGGGGCATGTGGGGGTTGCCAACGAGAATGCGTGGAAAGACTGGGGCAAAACCTATCTCGACCTACCCGAAGGACTCGATACGGGCAAATGCACCGTACTCACCAACGAATCATGGAAACCTTTAATGGACGTGGCCGAACGTGATGGGGTGAAATACACGTCCTATGGGCTGATTATCGTAAGCACTACCGATCTCGAAGCGGACACGGGCACCAAGGATAATCCGGTAGTCAATACTGCCACCGGCAGCGCTTTCGAAAGCCAACTCAACGGTACCAGCATGTACTATTTGGACACTCCAGCTGATATTGTCGCATTTTTTACCGAAGGCATGAACGCCCCATGGGTCACGCAAGGCATTTGCGGCATTTACGCAGTGCCCCATCTGCCGCAAGCCTTGCTTGACGGTCAGCCGAAAAAAACGGAACTGTTCGGCCACTCAGTCAGCTTTACCGGGAATTGCTGGGAATTGCGCAAACGGAACGACAATTCCAACGCACGATACACGGACATTATTAACCTCAAGGATTTTCGCAACATGTTCCAATTGCCGGAACGATACCGGTATCTGAAGAAGTTCCTGACCGCCCCCTATGCGTATGTCGAATGCTCCTGTCTCAATGGTACGGTCATCACATATGAGCCTGAGCAGATACCATCTGCCAATCTGATCATCAGGGAGACGTGGAATTATGCGCCCCCCTCTCCACGTTTGAATT